CGACCCGGCAAATGACCAATCGAGTAATGGTCACTGTCGATTAGAAATATTTCCGAATTAGACGCCTGTCGGTCAATGACAACATTCAACGTGCCGAAGTCGGTTAGGTACATAGATCATTTGTGTTCGCCTTAGTTCGCGAAACTAAGACCGCTTCCGCTGCTGCGCGTCACCGCGCAGATCAGACCATATCATCGCCCCGAAGGGCGTCTGGCGCTTCGGCTGGGCTTCCAGCCTACTCCCCGAAGGGATGGTCGTTGCACCTTCCTCGTTAGAGGCTTGGCTCAGGATTGTCTATTTCCAGAGTTCCCCTGAGTTCACCAGATTTTCGAGATTGATTTCTCAATCAAGCCGCATTCAGTTTACGGAACCGATCATGATGGCGTCTTGCGGTGCATTAGCCGTCATGTGCAGTTGGTTTGTCACCAGACTGCCGGAATTGAGGTCAGAAAACGCGACCTTATTCGCGGGAGAAACGACGAGCATGTCAGGTGTACCGCCGTCATCATAAGCCAGCTTCATGGCATTATCGATGTCAGCTAGTGCAAGTGCGTCGTCAGTTCCCGACAAGGTGGCAGCGTCTGTTCCAGTTCCAGCCGAAGCCGACGAACCAGACTCAGCTACCACATTGGTGATCCACGACAGAAACTTTCCAGCTTTACGTGGATCGCTTCCGCTGCGGGCTTCGTTTTTAAACAGCGACTTGTCAATGTCGCGGCGCTGTTCCAATCCCTTTAAGACCTTCACATATGCAGACTCGCGGTCGCGCCCTGCTTTGTCCACGGTCTCCAAGGTACCGCTTACCTGTGCGGCTTGCACAGATATTTGGTGGTGATTGCCGACACGGGTAGTGGCACTCGGGTTCACATAACTGTAGTCCGCACCTTCATTGACATGATTGTCGTCGGCGGCGGCTGTTAATTCTTGAACCTGCCATTCGTGGAGTACACCTTTCGTTGTCTCCATTTTAGCGTTGCTTACCAGCGGGGTTTCAGCCGGGTCGATACGAGTGATTACATCACTCAGGTCTTCCCGTTCGCCAACCGCTGCTGACGTGGCCCACGTAGCCATTTTCTCGTCTCCTATTTTTGCAAAAGATAATCGACAGCGGCATCAACCGACTGCCGTCCCCTCTGCTTGTTGATGTTCTGAAGCGCTTGTCTCTTCCGCTTCGAGTTAAGTTGTTTTTTGCTCGTAGGAGTACCCGCTTTGGCCATCTTCGGTGCCTTGGCCGCTTTCTTTGTTGCAGCCGGTTTGCTCTTCATTAGCTCGTCGTACAAATGGGCCTTTCGCAATGCTTTGATTGCACGGTGATCAGCTATTCTGCCGACTTCGCTCTCGGTGTATCCAAGATCACGCATGGCATAAGTGTGGAGCGCAGACCTTTCTTTCTGCGCAATACGCTCATCGCGCCACTCGGGTATCACATCGAGTAATTTTTCAGCTTCCTGTGCGCGGTGTTCCTGTAACTGCGCTTGCAGTTGCTCATATTGCTCCTGACGAACCCGCTCTTGTTCAGCTTGCACTTGCGCACGTGCATCGCGCTGGTCTCGCCAAGCCTCTCGCTGCTTGACGTATTCGATTGGGTCTTCGTTTTGTAGCAACTCCCAGTATTCCTGGGTTGGCTCCGATTGGTTTAACGCGGTACTTATCTGTTCCAACTGAGCGGCATAGCTCTCTCGCTGTGCCAAAAGCGCGTCCAGTTCTGCCTCTGCCTTTTTCCGGTTTTCGGCAATTTGCTGTGTCTTGCGCGTGTAGTCCGATTGACGCATGTAGCCTAATTGCAATTCATCAAGCGTCAAATCGACTTCGTCTTCACCAACACGAACCCGGTAAGTTTCCGGCTCTTCAGCACTGGCTTCAACTACCTCGGCTTCTTCGTCATCGTCTTCAGTGTCATCGCCTTCAGCGATGTCCTCAGACTCTAACTCTTCGGCGTCGGCTTCAACTTCAACCTCGGCGGTTTCAGTAGCGGCTTCTTCTTCCTCAACAGGCGTATCCTCCTCAGGGGCCGTTTGATCAAGAAGTGCGTCCACGGCATTTGCAATGGACAGCGGAGTCCCTTCTTGGGGTGCTTCGCTCATAAAAATCTCCAAATTTTTTAAAGGCTGACGCACAGTGCGCCTTGGCCATCCCGACTACGGGATTACATAAAGGACTTCTTGCGAAGCTCCTTAATCTGCTTTTCTGCCATAGACCCGGTCTCCATGACCGATTGTAAATGGCTGCGGACGGCATCGACTGCTTGCGCCAAATAGTAAAGCCGCTCGCGGGTCTCGCCGTCTTTTAGAGCGGTCGCAGACCACTCCTCTTGATATCTCGCCTTAAGAAAGTCAAAACTCTCCTCAAAGATTGGGTTGCGAAATAACTCTGCGGCTTGCGCGGCTCGATTAATTTCTCGCTGCAGTTGAAGCTCGTCGTTCAATTCAAACCACCCTGCATATTATCCGCAACGTCTTCATCTACAAAAAAGTGCAAAAACTCACGGGCCTCCAAAACAGAATCGAAACCCTCGACACAAATCGTTAAGGTCACGCCGCCTTTTTCATCCGTTTTTGTGTAGGCAGAATAGACGGGTACCCACACTACTGCGTTCTCGGAAGATTAGTCGAAACGTCGACGCCGCTGATTGCTTCGACGCCGCGCAACTCTGCCTCAAGCTGCATTTCGCGCATCCGCATCTGCATTTTCATTTCCATCTCTTGCCGTTTAATCTCCAACTCGGCAGCAGCCTTCTCGCGCTTCATCTCAATCTCGGCCTGCAACTTCATGCGGTCGTTTTCAATCTCGGCTTGCGCCTTCGCTTTCTCGAGCGCGATGACCTTGTCTTCGGGACTTTCAGATTGTTCCGCACGCTCTTTAATTTTCTGCTGCGTCTCCGGGTCGAGATTGTCGGGTGACAAAAAGAAAACGCTGCTGTCCTTAAAGCCGCTTAACTCGACAATCTTGCCGAGCGTGTCGCGGTATTGTTGCAACGTACAAAGCGGATTTATCACGCCGAGCTTGGTCAGGATTTCTTCTTGCTTGGCGGCAATCTGCGTTAGCACCGCAATGCGGCGGTCGCTGTCTCCGGTGCCTAAGCCGACTTCAACAATCGTATCGAATTCGGTATTCCAACGCTGGGGGTCCATCTCAACAAATTTATTGCGAAGCCGGATGACGCGAGATTGCTGCTGGTACTCCGTCACCAAATTAAGCACGCTTTTCATCAGATGCTTCACGCCGGTCTCGGCAAAGACGCGAGCTATCATTTCAATCTTCTGTTGGCTCGCTGATATCGTAGCCGCTACCGCAGCCTTCGTACTCGACTGCAACGCGTCAGGGTCCAAACCCATCGACGCCTTCGTCAAACCAGTGCGGTTCTCTTTTACGTTATCCATATACTCAAGAAGCGGAAATGCTGCTTGACTGATTGACGGCGGCGAAATGGGTTGCACCATTCCCGGCGCTCTCATTCGCACGATGCCGCCGGGGCGATTTGTCGTCAAATCATCCAAATTTACCTGACCCTCAACAGCCGCAATTCTTGCGTTGTTTGTCAAGTACACGTTATCCAGTTGCTGGCGAATGAGCGACGACTTGATTAACTGACAGTCCTTAATCAATTCCGCAATTGAGCGCCCAACCATTCTGTGCGGCATTAAAATTGGCGAAACAACGGAGAATGGAATTTCTCCAAACGGCTCGTTTTTTACAACTTCATAAGAAGGGCCAATCGTACAAACACGCCTTAATTCGGCAATTCCATCTCCATCATAATCGGAATGAATGTAGACCTCTGTATACAGAACACCCTGCTCACTCGGATCGTGCGAGCTATCCGCATCGCCACTCTCCAAGTCTTGGAACCGTGTCTGCTTTTCTCCAACCTCGTCAATTTCCGAATAGCCAGCATGCTCTTCAACCAACTCACGGTCATAACCCATCGCAACCAAATCGCTCACGCTTAAGGTCGTGCGATGTGCCGCAAATCGGCAGTCGTCAATGCTCTTTGAGCGGCGATTAAAAAGAAACTCTTCCGGCGGAATGTTCTCGATGCGAACGCGACCGTCCTGTTTTGTCCGCTTGACACGGATGTCGAACACCAAAGGCATAATTCCGCCATCCGGCGCTTCGACTTCGCGACTCTCCTGCTCTAAAACTTCAAGGGCAGGATTAGAAAGCAACGCCGTCAACTCATCTTCTGTTAAGTCTTCATAAACCTCTTCGGAAACGCTCTCACTTTCATCAAAATAGTGCTTCACCACACCCATCTTAAAGAGCAAAGCATCTTTAAAGAAATTATGAAGAATAACGAAGCCATTGTTGTCTGAGTTAAGTATAAAATTAACGTATTCTGTTGCTTGGTTTGCCGCGTCAATGTCTTCTGGGCCGCGAGGCGCAAAGCGGACGAAGTCGCCCGAAGCGGTGAAAATCTTCATCAGACTCGGAAGAATGCTCTCAATGACATCCGAGACCTCAGTCATCACAACCTGGGATCGACCTTTTTGCTCATTACCAAAAGGCTCGCCCATATAAAAATCCATCGTTTCTACACGGTCAGCGGCCAGTTCCTGATCAGTGAAATTAATCGCTGACTGGATTTCGCTGCGGACGATAGATTGGAATTCGTCGTCGTCTTTTTTTGCCATTAGTCTAGCAATCCTAATATTTCACCGTCCCGCTCCAGCATCTTCGTCCGGTCGAGAACGTCTTGGTCCCATATGGCATAGTTGCGCGAGCCTTCGCCTGCGCCTCGACTGCCTCGGTCAAGGTATTTCACGCCGGGGATGCCAGCTTCGCGGAGAGCGTCGGCGGTTTTATTTTCAGCAACTTCATAGAATTGGCGGCGAACACTTACATCTGAACCAATCGGCCAATCCAAAGACCCAGACTTTTCAACTATGAGATTATAAGCCTGCTCGCCGGTAATAGATGACCGCAATTTGGTATCAGGGTACAATTTTTCTAAAATAAAAGTAACCTTGTCACCAACCGCACCTTGTTCACTCAACGGTGCATCCCAGTCGAGAGTTTTAGCGGCATCGGCGTCGGGGATGTCGAGCTTGTAGAGGGTGCCTTTGGGGTAGCGCTCTTCGATGAACCGCTTGTTTGCAATCATAAAGTCTGCCGCATTAGAAAAGTCGTCAGCAGTTTTTAATGCTGTCGGTACATCATCAGCATGCTTTAAGTTCACAACATTATCTATATAGACATCGACGTCTTGCATCCACTCGGGAAACTCCGACGCTTTTTTAAGCGGCTTACCGAATGCCACACGTTCAGCCTGTTCACGAATCTCTGAAGCCACAGCACTTAAGTCATAAGCCGTGTCGTTTAAGTCTTGTCCGGTATAATGTGAGTAAAACCCTAAACGCTGAAGTTCTGTAGCGTCATGTGGAACATGCCCTTTCGCAAAATCCACCCGCTCTCCTTTGTAAAAAATATCTGGGTCTCTGGTTAAATCGTCTCGATATCTTGTCCCGACCCCTTTCGACTCTGCCGTATAAAACCCCGGCCCATAAGCTTGCGCACCCTCGCCCGTTCCCATCTTGTCAAGGCGGGGGCGTCCATATGGGAAGCCCGGTTCCGCTGCCCACCTGTGCGGCCCGCCGTGCCATACGTTCGCCGCCAAGCTGCCGCTTGGAGCGCGGCCCAACAAGCCGCCGCCTAGCATCGTGTCCAGCGCCATTTGGCTTACATCTGTCGGCGTGGCGCGGTAGCCTTGCGCGGCGGCGCCAGGCAACATTGCGCTTTTTATTAGATCAATCGCAACCTCCGGTACGCCAAACTCGACAACAGACATCTCTTCCGGCACCATCGTGTCGCCGGTTGGGCGATACGCTTTGACAAGTGGCAAAAGCGTCGAACGATGATGGACGGCGTCGTCAAGCAAACCACGAACGTTTGGCGTGTCAGTCACTACGCCTTTTTCTTTCTTACACGCTTCTTTTTAACAGCCGCCAACGGCTCGACTTTGCGCGGCCTTGCGTGAATAATCGTGTAAGGGCTGGCGTTAAGCGGGATTTCAACGCTTCGCATTTGTCAATCTCTTTCCGGTCTTCTTGGCATACTTTCTTGCCGCTGCCTTGCCCTTTGTCGAGTAACTGAAATGACGTTTTCCAACCTTTGGCATAGCTCCCTCACACAACAAAACTGGTGTCTGGCTCAAAATCCTGAGTCCAGCCGTACTTCAAACCATGTGCGCCAATCACGGCATTGCTGGCAAAAGTCAGGCAAAACGCATCCGCCATGTCGGGACTCGCAATCCCGCGCTTCCGCAACTCATCCTTACTCTCAACCTTAATCTTGCCAGCACTCGTAAACTGAAATCGCGGAGCCGCCATCTCAGCCACAAAAGCACCATCATCAGGTATCCGGCAGTCCTTCGCCTCAAACCACTCTCGGCTGCGATACCAAAGCTCGTCCCTTAAACGCATGTATTTCTGCGCCATACTTGGCGACTCAGCGACGTTTATGCCGCGAGCGGGCAAATTTAACTCAATCAATCGGTCAGTCGTTCCGCTACCAATTCCAATCGAGTCCACCAAAATCTCAACCGGACGTTCGTCGTGGTTAGCCGCCTCGTACTCATTGTGAATAATGCCAGCTAACTCCATCGTGGACTTGTCGCGCCACGTTTTTATTGGCTCCAAAAGAACCGAACCCCGACGCTTCGCCAATGCCGACTTGTCACTGCCATATCTTGCACAGTCAACTCCCCACACAACCGGAGCGATGTTTGACTCTTCAACGTCCCTTACAATCGCCGCCTCGAGCAAGTGCAACGGGATAAGTGTGTCTTCATCCGCTTGCGGAAATTCGCCCAGCACACGCGTGCGGAAACTATTGCTCGTCTCGCCATAGCGCGAAGCCATGTCACGAATGAAATCAGTACTGACAAGAGGGTTGTCATAACAGCTTACCTTTTTTGTCCACCACTCTTGGGCCAATTCCGTCTGTGTGCGATAAAAGAATCCTGATGCTCGTATCGGATTGCCCAAGAGTAACGTGGTGGCGTTGTGACCGCTCATACTACCGGCGGCTGACTCAAAAACCTCTTCCGGCACGCCGCTGGCCTCGTCTACGATCAAAAGCACGTTCTCGCTATGTACTCCTGCGAGAGCTTCCGGTCGCTCGCGAGACGAAGTCCTGGCAGAACAAAAAGCCTCTGTCGGACTAGACGACAAAACTATGCGCTCGCTTGTTGCGTCAAAAAGACCGCCAATGGCCGGAGGCAATTCCTTCAATCGCCTTTTCGCCTCCGCGAAAAGAGCGTCGTATAATTGTGCGGCAGTTGGGGCAGTCACCACCACTTTTGCCGGATATCTGCAGACGAGGTACCAGAGCAGTATTACGGCGGCAACGCTGGATTTACCGACCCCATGCCCTGAGCGAATACTTAAACGACGCTCACCACTTGCCACTGCTTGCATAACTTCCGCTTGCCAAGGCAGAGGCGGCATGCCGACCACTTTGTCCGAAAATGAGACCGGATCGTCGCGGTATCGGCGGATAAAATCAGCCCAAGCGCTACTTTGTTCGTTTTGCATTTTTTTACACGCGGCGGCTAACAATTATAGCGCCCCCCGCCCGGTGGGGGGCTGGGGGGGGTATACAAGGTATACAAGGTGTACAAACTGTACACATTGTACACATTGTATAGGGTTGCGAGCAGCAATCAGACTTACCGTCTGGTGAAACCCCAAACACTCCAAAGGGTTAGCGAAAGCATCTGTCAAATATCCAGTCCGGTGTTCCAAAACCGCAGCGACCGAAGCGAATTGGCCAAGCGGCGCGAGGATTTCGGCTCGCGTGCGTAATGCACACGTTTACCCGCGTTTCCCCCCTTAAGGCCCCAGATATCCAAAGAAACTGGCGTTTCACCCTTCCACATCGTTGCCACCGACCACCTTTAAGACCGGCGAAGACTCCGACGAAAGCGAGCGCACAGCCTCTAGATGCTCCCTATTAACGTCTGTTACGCGTATGTCCTGCTGCAGCTTATCCCCGTAATAACTCGGTGCCATTCGAGACGCTGACCACTTTAGCAAGTCTCCGGCAACCCGACCGATGTTTGGGTCAATCTTTCCAGCCAGCACACCCATCGCGATGTCACTAACCTGTTCGCCGTATCGGTCACCCCGCATCGAGCGGGCATCGTCATATGCCTGTTTAAAATCAGGGTCAGCTCGAAGCCATCTCTGAACCGACGTCATTGTCGGCATGTCTTCTTGTCGGCAAATCGACCGCATCGATTTTCCGCTCGCTACCTGCTGGCATATCTTCTCCAACAACTGCGAACTCTTTTTCGGTTTCGCTGGCATTTTCCAATACTGCTTTTTGCCCGGTGAATTCTTCCCAACGCTTAACGATTACATCCGAATACTTCGGGTCCAGTTCCATCAAGCGTGCGCTGCGTCCAGCTTTCTCGGCAGCGATTAGCGTGCTTCCCGACCCACCAAACAAGTCGAGAACAATATCTCCAGCATTTGAGCTATTCTTTATCGCCCGCTCACACAATTCGACTGGCTTTGTCGTCGGATGCAACTCGCTCCGCTTTGGTCTGTCTATTTGCCAAACGTCAGACTGCTTTCGATCCTCGACATTCACCAACCGACTAGCCGACGCATTCCATCCATACCAAATCGGCTCGTATTGCGTATGATAGTCTTTCCGCGACAAAACGAGCGTGTCTTTGGCCCAAATCACCGTCGATGACCAATGAAACCCTGCCTCGCGCAACGTACCGTCAACAACAGGCCATTCTTGTGCCGACATCACCATATAGATTGGCGCGCCAGGCTTCGTCGCCTCAAATAAACTCCCACAAAACCCCTGACAAAACTCTAACCACTCGTCGTCAGACTTGTGATCGTTTAGTATTTTGCGAACCTTATATCCCTGGGCATTGCCCTCTTTAATCGCCCCGTAATTGACATTCCACGGCGGATCAGTAAACACCATATCCGCCTGAGAGCCTCTCAGAAGCTCACACAGCGCCGTTGACTCAGTAGAGTCCCCCACCACCAAGCGATGCCTCCCAAGCGCCCAGACGTCCCCTAAACGGCTTGTAGGCTCTTCCGGTAGGTCAGGCACCGCATCATCATCGGTCAAACCTTCATCAACCGCACTGGCTTCGGCCAGCATGGCGTCAATTTCGGCTTCCTCAAATCCGGTGAGCGACACATCAAAGCCGTCAGCAAGTAAATCTTCAAACTCGAGCGCCAGCATTTCAGCGTCCCAGCCGGCGCTTAACGCGAGACGGTTGTCTGCAATAACATACGCACGCTTCTGTGCGTCACTTAATCCCTCAAGAACGATTGCCGGGACTTCGCCCATGCCCATTCGCTGCGCAGCTTGCAACCTGCCGTGGCCAGCAATGATTTGACGCTCTTCGTCAACCAAGAGCGGGTTTGTCCAACCAAACTCTTTAATGCTCGCCGCAATCTGTGACACTTGTTCATCAGAGTGCGTGCGACTGTTTCTCGCATACGGTATCAGCGCGTTGACGCTAATATTTTCAATTTTCATGGGTATCGCCTGCAAAGCGTAATTGAAAATTACTGTTTTTCACGTGAACTGTCAACATGTATCCACATGTGTCCACATGTCCGCCAATGACCGCTGCCATCTGCGCTTAATCGTTTGCGGATGCCGCCCAGTCATCTTCGCCAGCAGTTGCCATCGCGGTCCTCGATCCCGCACACACTTGTTCGCAAAATCGACAGCGCTATTCGCCACCAACCACAGATGCTTCGCCGCTTCCGCATCGAGGCATCGCAATCCCTCACCAACCAAATCGTAACGCGTAACTTCTTCGCTTGTGGCACCGCCCCAGCGCAATTCTACATCGCCATAGCCGTAGCCCATTTTATCCGGTGGAATGTCAGGCCAAAATCCCCTAACTCCGAGCCGGTACGCTGGCGGCAACTTTCTGTCAGTCACCGCAGCCTCAATTATCAAGCGTCCGAGTCCATCGACACTTCCGGCATGCCGACGAAGCTCTTCTCCTTTAGTGCGGATGCCCGCGCCACCACGTGAAGTCTGGATCAACTTTTTTCGCCCTCGTAATTTGATACATAAAGATCGAACCTTTTTTTGTCCGTTCGTAGACACGCTGGGTCAAAATCCCCAACCCACGTTTTGCATAAAACTGAGCCGCTCTCATTTTCTGGAACGCAGCACTTTTTTCGTCCCTGCTCATCCTAGCGATGTCACAAGAGTAATTGCCGACATAATAAACCAGCGTATCGCCGGGCATCGCTTTCTGCATAAATTCCTCAATCATAAAACCTCCATTTCGAACCCATGCGTTGCCGAAACCGCATTTCTTAAGAAAAATGCGGCTTTTTCGGCTTAGAACCGCATTTGCCGCAAAAGCCGAAATTCGGCTTTTTCGGCTTTTTCGGCTTACCCTCAATCACTGCCAATCACCCATACAAAATCGTCGTAATGGCCGACGAATTCGGACTCTAAAAGACCCTCAAATGCTCGTACAAAAGCGGTCGATTTATGTCGACTCTCGCCGGCCATCATGGGGTATGCATATCGCTGCCAAGCCTCAACGGAGACGCCTCGCACAAATGGATGTTCCGGTCCCGACCGACCTTCGCCGATATCGGTGACTGCTTTCATTAAGGCTTTAAAAATGACCTTTTGATTTTTGCCGCTTGGTCGCCGCGCTCGTTTACGCATGGCGACGTCGGATGGAACAACGACGCAAGATGTGACGGGCTTGCCGCGCAAGTTTGTGCCGATCTCGAGCGTCTCAAGTCCGAAGCCAAACTCGCCAGCGACCTCTAGCTCTCGCTGTTTGGTCACCGATGCCACGCTGCCGTCGAGGCCCACCGCAATTTCGATTTCTGTGTCGGTTGCCGCTCGCAGCGAACTATGACCTCGCGCCCCCGCAGCGAGGTCTTTCCCGGTGTGATGTACCAACATCAGATGTGCGTCACACGCCTGTCGCACCTTGTCGCAGTTGGCAATCAGCGCGCCCATATCTTCCGATGAATTCTCGTTTCCGCCACTCATTACACGGGCGAGAGTGTCGAGTACCACCATCGATATCCCGCCAAACTGCTGCGCTTTTACTTTTATGGTGTTAACGAGACGCTGGACTGCCGCGTCGTCGTTCAAAAGGTTGACCGTTGTCGGTATAACCGTAAGTGGAACTTTCCCTGACAAGCCATAATGATTACGAAACGCAACGATGCGGTTACGAATGCCGTACGAGCCTTCGGCGGCGACATAAAGAACCCCGCCCTGGTTCACATCGCGGTCTCGCCAGCGCCAACCCAGCGCCACGTGAAGGGCCAGGTCGGTGGCAAAAAAGGTCTTACCAGAGTTTGACGGACCATACAAAACGCTCATTTGCCCAGCCGTCAGGAAATCCTCAACAAAATCGTCGGCAACTGTGACTGCCGCCATTCCATCGGCATCAATCGTTGGATAAACGTCGCTGGGGTCGAAATCGACGTCTTCTTCTTCCCGCAGCACAGGAAAGCCGCGCAGCCGCTGCATTAGTCCATCGGCGTTGTTTGTCTCAAGCCAGTCGGACATATCGCCTTGTGGCGGTAGCTCGCGGCAGATATCGCAATAACGCACTTCAGCGGCGACGGGCAGCATCGCCTTGGCGAAATTCCGAGCCTGTTTATGGCCCGCCTTATCGTTGTCTGGAATAAAAAAGACCTTTTTATTTGAGAAGAAATCCAGAAATACTTGGTCGTCTACAGCAGTGCCGGTACTTTTACTTGTGGCCGGAATGCCAGCCGCCAGCATGCTTTCGACGTCTTTCTCGCCTTCCACAAAGCAGATTTCGTCATTTGCCAGCAAAACGTCGAGGCGATACGGCAACGCTTGTTTGCCGCCCATGCCCTTGACCCATTCGCCGTT